ATTACAAATGCTTCTTCAACAGGTTACATTAATAAAGAAGGCGAATTTGTTTCAACAGCATTAAATGAAGGTCAAAGAGACACATTGTATTCAAACAATGTTAACCCAATCACTTTCATAACAGGTGCTGGTTTAGTCAACTACGGACAAAAAACAAGATTTGCTGGAAGTTCTGCATTAGACAGAATTAATGTTGCTAGATTAGTAATTTACATGAGAAGTCAGTTAAACAAATTAGCAAGACCTTATGTTTTTGAACCAAACGATAAAATAACAAGAGATGAAATCAAGGCTCAAGCAGAAAGTTTATTACTTGAACTAGTTGGTAACAGAGCGATTTTTGACTTCCTAGTTGTGTGTGACGAATCAAACAACACACCTACTAGAATAGACAGAAACGAATTGTACTTGGATATTGCTATTGAACCAGTCAAAGCAGTAGAGTTCATCTATGTACCATTAAGATTGAAAAACACTGGCGAAATAGCAGGATTATAATAGATAAATATTATAGGAGAAACAAATGAGTATATCTACACTATCAAAAATTACAGTACCTTTAGACAGTAACCAATCTGCTTCTAACCAAGGTCTGTTAATGCCAAAGTTACAGTATCGTTTTAGAGTATCACTAGAAAACTTTGGTGTATCTACACCGACTACTGAACTTACAAAACAAGTTGTAGATATTACAAGACCTAATTTAAGTTTCGAAACAACTACTATTGATGTTTATAACTCTAAAGTATATCTAGCAGGTAAACACACATGGGAAACTGTTACACTAACATTAAGAGAAGATGTCAGCAACAACGTGCAAAAACTTGTTGGTGAACAATTACAGAAACAATTTGACTTCTTTGAAATGAGTGCGGCGGCTTCAGGTTCAGATTACAAATTCGTAACAAGAATAGAAATTACAGACGGTGCAAATGGTGCCAACACAGTGAATGTTTTAGAAACATTTGAACTGTATGGTTGCTACATTGAATCAGCAAACTACAATCAATTAGCATATCAAACAAGTGAACCTGTGACTGTAACGTTAGCATTAAGATACGACAATGCTATCCAGACTCCACAAGGAACAGGAGTAGGTACTGCTGTAGGCAGAACAACAAACACTTTAATTACGGGCGGCGGAGCGTAATTTTCGTAAGCATTTATAAATTTAGGGGAGGACTTTTAAAAATCTTTAGAAGTCCTTTTTTAATGTCCGGGCATTAGCCCATTTTTATCAATCAAAAACAGTAGAGGAAAACGTTATGAAAATGACAAAGAAAAAAGTAGCTCTAGGTGTGGCGGTTATTATCGCTCTTGGAGTTTTATGGTCAGTGCTAAAACCAGCACCGGCTGAAGCGGCAAATGTTGATTTTACATTTGGTGCTGAAAGAAAAATAGAAGCAGAAACGAATGCTATGTATCTTGACTCACACGTTAAAATATTTGCAGGTATTGATGCTACTAGTGGTGTGAACTACACAGTTGATGATGACATGGACGCAACATTTGATTCATTTGAATTAGATTTTGCTAAAGACATCACTGAATCAGCGACTGTTTATGTTAACAACGATTTCGGTGTTAATTTAGACCACACTGAATCTACAATAGGGTTTAAAATTAAGTTTTAATACTCAATTTCAAACTCTTGAACACACTGTAAGGCGGCTTTAAGTCGCCTTACTGTTTTTAACACACCACTTTTTACAGCACATAAATACTGTATATGGCAAATTTACTCAAAGGTTTCTTAGACAACGTTCTAAAAGGTACACTCAATCCTAAAGGTAATTTAGGTGATTTTGCCCATGCTTCTAGACTATATGTTGATGATAGTTTTAGATTAGCACCCAAACAAAAGTTTTTATATCATGTGGTTTTCAATATTAATCCACAAGCGGCAATCACAGATCCGCCATTAGCGAATCATCAGAGAGAATTGAATATGTTGGTCAAAGCAGTAGACTTGCCACAATACACTGTGGACATGATTACAGCACAACAATACAACGTTAAAAGAAAAATACAAACGAAGATTGCATATGATCCAATTAATATCACTTTCCATGATGACAATTATGGTGTAACAACTGCACTATGGGAAACATATTATAGATATTATTTCAAAGACGGAACGTATGCTAATAAAGATACACAAGGAAATCAATCCACAAGTACAGATAGACCTTATAGTAAATCAGGTGGATTAACAAATAACAAAGGAACTAAAAATAGATTTGGATTAGATGCTGATGCTAATATTCCGTTTTTTACAAGTATTCAAATTTATCAAATGGCAAGAAAAACTTATACTTGTTACACATTAGTAAATCCAATTATTCAAAGATGGCAACACGATTCAATGAATAATCAGGAATCGGCACCAGTACAGAATCAAATGTCAGTTGAATATGAAGCAGTATTTTATTCTAGAGGTAGAGTACAAGCCAACGGTGCTCCTGCTGGTTTTGGAAAAGAACATTATGATCGAACTCCATCACCTAACAGTTTATCAGGCGGAGGTTCTACAAGTTTATTAGGAACAGGTGGAGTATTATCAGGATTATTTGGAGCCAACGATGGACCATACACGTACATCGGCAGTCAACTAGGAGCAAGTAGACGAGGAATAACTCTTGGTTCAATAATTAGAACTGCAAATAGATTAAAAAATGCAAAAAATTTATCCAAAGAAGGATTACGTCAAGAAGGATTTAATATATTAACAGGAGCAATAGGTAGAATAGGAAACACTTCCGATCAGTCTTATGGTGTTCCAAATACTTTTATAGGTAGAAGTGCTTCTAATATCGGTGCAGGCATAAAGGCTGTAACAAAAGCAATAATAAGGAAATAAAATGTCAAACATACCAAAACAAAATAATGATAGTAATCAACCAGTAAAAGAATTTTTCAATGAATATTTCAATGAGACTATTGCTTTTCCTAGCAATGATGTAGATGCAGTTGTAGGTTATTTTGAATCAAGAGGCTTTGACAGAACTGCCAGCATATCTACAGCAACAGTGATATTACAACAAGCAAAAATAGACGGTGTTAAAGTTTTTGAATTAATAGATACTTTACAAGGTATGGACAAAGTACAATTAAGTTATATCGTTACTGAAATTTTAAATCATAACAGATCAAATACATCATCACTTGGTTATAAAGTTAAAACTGAAAACAGTCTTTCAGAAAAACGTAACATAGTAGTATAGTCCAATGGCGAAGTTCGCTCAAGGTAGATATCAAATAAAAAATCCAGACAAATATGTTGGAGGCCGAACTCCTTTATATAGAAGCAGTTGGGAATTTGCTTTTATGAAGTTTTGTGATGAAAGTCCTAGCATACAAAAATGGGCTAATGAATCTATAAGAATTCCTTACAAACATCCTATGACAGGAAAGTTTACTATATATGTTCCAGATTTTTTCATTGCCTACACAGACAAAAACGGAAGACCTCATGCAGAAGTAATAGAAATCAAACCCGAGAATCAAACATTAGTAGAAAAAGTTGGAAAGAACAGATACAATCAAGCACAATTGATTATCAATAAAGCCAAATGGAGCAGTGCTCAAATGTGGTGTAAGAACAAAGGATTCCGTTTCAGAGTGATAAATGAAAAAGACATTTTTCATGGTGCCAAAAAAGGTTAACACTAAATAAAAATATAACTTATGACCAAAAAATTAGAAGAACTGCTTAATCTTCCAGAATCTCAAGAGATACTAAAAGAAGAACAAGAAAAATCACAAGCAGAAGATAAAAAAACAGAAAAGAAAAGCAAAAGTATTGAACAGCAACAATCCACAATGCGAGACATTGCTGAGTTTGATAAAATTGCGGCGGCACTACCAAAAGTTGATGGCTTAGGAGAAATGGGAGATTCCGAATTGGATGATGTAGGTAACAGAGCAATCAATGCCTATGAAGATCTCATGGATTTAGGCATGAATGTAGAAAGTAGATACTCTGCTCGTATATTTGAAGTGGCAGGCAATATGTTAAAAACTACATTGGATGCCAAAGTAGCAAAAATGGACAAAAAGTTAAAAATGGTTGATCTACAACTTAAAAAACAAAAACAAGACCAAAAAACAGGCGATTCCGACACAAATGTGGTGCAAGGAGAAGGATATGTGATATCAGACCGTAACAGTTTATTGGAAAAACTTAAAAAGATGGATAAATACAACAAAGAAGATAGAGATGACAAAAATGACAAGTAAATTACAACAGTACCTAGCAGAAAGCACAAAAACATACCCTTTTAAAATAGGTGTAGCAGGCGATTTGCCAGAAGGTTTCGCTGACAGTTTAGAATCAGCATTAGAAAAATTTGTAGTTGTTAAAATGAGCAACGGCAAAAAAACTCCAATACAACAAAGACCATTGGATTTTCCTGCTCTTGAAAATGAAAGAACAACATACTTTGAAACAGAATTACAATACCCAACAACACCACAAGTTTTACAACAGTTTATTAAAACTTATTGCAATTTACCAGAAAGCCATATTATAGTAAGAAATCCTAATGAGCCACAAGAAGAATATCAAGAAGAAAAATCAGATGCACCTTACGAAGCAAAATTAAACAGTGCATATGAAGATAGCAAAGATGAACAAAAAACAGTGGGTGCTTCAAGAGTTATGGATTTGTTAAAAGAATTAGAAAAAGCACGTAAAGAAAGAAATGCACCGGATGCCGCAAGTGATATTAAACCAGGCGGTAATGTACTTCCAAACGAAGGCGACAGCAAGAACACAATGTCACCTATTTCAGGCAAGTCGAAAGGTAAATAGTAATATGGACATTAGAGATTTTTTAACAAAAATAGATGCTATTCAAAGCAAAGAGCAAATGAAAGAAGATGTGAAGAAAATACATCTTAACGAAGCATCACAAGTTATGCTGTACGGTGATTCACCAGAAGATATGGCGGCGATTGCACAAATTTTTAAAAGTGCAGGAGTACCAACTCCACCAGCAATGACACAAGAGCCTAAGCCAGAAGCAGAAGCAGAAGTAAAAGCAGTTGAAGAAGTTCCTGGAAAAGCATCAACAACACCTGATCCAGAGTATAAAGATACTCAATACATGACAAAAGATTTATCAGGCGGTATAAACAAGATCAAAAAAACATATCCTAAAGTTGCAGGCGGCGATAATCCAATGGCACTTGAAAAAACTGAAGAAGAAGTTCAATCTTCTATCAAAGAAACTTTGCTACAAGCCTACCAAGACTTTAAGAAAAACGCATAGTCAAAAAGCAATTCTCCACCAATTTTCAGCATAAGTATTATATATGAGTAATAAAAGTTTAGATGGTGTCCTTACCAAAAAAGCACACACAAGAGAAAAATTTTCTGAAGAACAGATAGCAGATTTAGTGCATTGTTCCGATCCTGTAAAAGGATACGATTATTTTGCAAAAAAATTCTTTTTTATACAACACCCTGTAAGAGGAAAATGTATATTTGAACCTTTTCAATATCAAACAAAATTATTATCAAGTTATCACAATTTTAGATTCAATATTAATATGCTACCAAGACAAAGTGGTAAAACAACAACTGCCGCTTGTTATCTTTTATGGTATGCAATGTTTCATCCAGATCAAACAATACTAATTGCCGCACACAAATACACAGGTGCTCAAGAAATTATGCAACGTATAAGATATGGATACGAACTGTGTCCCGATTATGTCAGAGCTGGTGTAACAAATTACAACAAAGGATCTATGGAATTTGAAAATGGATCAAGGATTGTATCAGCAACCACAACAGGAAATACTGGTAGAGGTATGTCAATATCTTTATTGTACTGTGATGAGTTTGCATTTGTTAACCCAGGTATAGCACAAGAATTTTGGACTTCAATATCTCCTACACTGGCAACAGGTGGACGTGCAATTATAACATCAACACCTAACTCAGACGAAGATGTTTTTGCAACAATATGGAGAGAAAGTCAAAACAAATTTGACGAGCACGGCAATGAACAAGAATTGGGGTCTAATGGATTCCACGGTTTTACTGCCGCTTGGGACGAACATCCTGAAAGAGACGAAGACTGGAAACAACAGGAACTTGGACGAATAGGCGAAGAAAGATTTAGACGTGAATATGGATGTGAATTTTTAGTATTTGACGAAACACTTATTGATAGTATCATGTTAAGCACACTAGAAGGAAAAGAGCCAATAATGAACATGGGACAAACACGTTGGTACAAAAAAATTAATCCTCAATCCACATACGTTGTTGCATTAGATCCTGCAATGGGGACAGGTGGAGATTCAGCCGCAATACAAGTATTTGAATTGCCTAGTTTTGAACAAGTTGCTGAATGGAAACACAATATGACTGCTATTCCTCATCAAGTAAGAATACTAAAAGAAATTTGCCATCAGATAAAAGATGAGTGTCAATCAACCACTGGTGCTAACATTTACTGGAGTGTAGAAAACAACACCATTGGTGAATCAGCACTGATAGTGATTGCAGAATTTGGAGAAGAAAATATACCAGGAATGTTTGTATCTGAACCTATTAGAAAAGGACATATCAGAAAGTTTAGAAAAGGATTCAACACAACGCATAGATCAAAAATTAGTGCTTGTTCTAGATTGAAAGCAATGGTAGAGCGTAGCAAGATCAAAATTAATTCTAAAATACTCATAAAAGAATTAAAATCATTTATTGCATCGGGCAATTCATACAAAGCAAAATCAGGAGACCACGATGATTTAGTGTCTGCTACTTTACTTTGTGTAAGAATAATGGGTGTATTAAGAGATTGGGATCCTAAAATATACAATACATTTACCCAAATCGAAGACGACGAGATGGCGGAAAAAGTGATGCCATTGCCACTGTTTGTTTCGCACTAAACAAATAAATACACTATATGGACATACAAAACATATCAACAGCACTTTTTAACAAAATTCGTGGGCAATTTCCTGCTGTAACGGTTGGAGATTCAGACGGCAACGTCACTAATGAGCCAAAAGAAGCACGTTTCTTTGACTTTGACTACACAAAAGAAGGCAAAAGTTTCGGCAAAATAAGCATAAGTATTAGCGAAGACCAGGGTTTAGTAGTGTTACACAGCACTGACATAATCAGTGAAGCAGACCCATTAACAAAAGAAAGTTGGTACAACTTTTTAAAAGAAATGAGAGAGTTTGCCAAGTCTAGATTAATGGCGTTTGACACTAGGGACATTACAAAATCCAATTTAGAAAAAAGAGACTACGAATACTTAAAGAAAGAAAAAGATATGGAACCAGTAGCAGAATCAAATATGTTTGGCACAAACAAGACAAGTTTTCAACAAATAGGTGACGCAAAACTTATTTTAAAACATTCAACTGTTGTAAATCCTGAAGTTCCAGGTGCAAGATCTCAAAGAATAGAATCAATTTTTATCGAAAGTCCAGAAGGAGAAAGATTCAAGTATCCTATTAAGCATTTAAATGGTGCAAGAGCAATGACACGTCACGTGTCAGAAGGTGGTAATCCATTTGATTCATTTGGCAAACACATAATTGGTTTATCAGAAGAATTAAACAAATTAAGAAAATTTAAAACTTACATGAACAGATCCAATGTTATGGCAGAAGGATTAAAAGATTATTTGCATGTAATAGATGAAAGAATAGAAGAAATTAAATCAACTGCACAAAAATTACAAAAAGAATCAGGATACAAGT